GGCGAACTAGACGCTATGAGCGTGTGGCAGATGCTTGGTGGTAGCCAGAGCCGCTACCCCAACCCTGTAGTCTCACTACCCAGTGCCAGCCCTTCCAAGAACATCTGGAAGAACGTTATGGACTGGCTCAACAGTTTCGAGAAGATCATCCTTTCAGTTGATACGGACGGCCCAGGAAATGACATGGCCCAACGCATCAACAACTTGTTTCCTAACAAGGTCTACCGTGTAGATCATAGGAACTACAAAGACGCTAACGAGTTTTTGGTAGCAGGGAAGGGGGCAGACTTTAAGAGTGCATGGTTCAACGCCCAGCGCTTCATGCCTGACAACATCCTTCACAGTGCAGATGATCTGTTGAAGTTGTTTGATGAGACACCCGACCACAGCTACGTGCCAACAGGCATTGAGGCCTTCGACAGCAAGGCCCTTGGGCTTATGCAAGGGCACTTCACAGTGTTCAAGGCCCCGACTGGTATTGGTAAGACAGAGCTCATGCGCTACCTTGAATGGAACTTCATTCAGCGTGGTGTAACCTTTGCAACCTGGCATTTAGAAGAGACTAAGCTACGCTCTATCTTGGGGCTAGTCTCCTACGACTTGAAAGAGAACCTGACACGCAAGGACTTGATTGAGGAGAAGGGTAAGGTCGATCAGGTCAGGGCTTCGATCAAGAAGATTGCAGAGGGCGAGAGCTTCTACCAATACTTCCTGAAGGAGCAACAAGGAGCTGATGATCTAGTCTCCCAGATACGCCTGATGAAAGAGGCATACGATTGTAAGTATGTGTTCTTCGAGCCCATCCAGGACGTTATCACGGTGGGTAGTGAAGAGAGCAAGGAGAGCGCACTAGCAGAGTTGTCTGTACGTCTCTCTAAGCTGGCAGCAGACCTGAACGTAGGTATCGTGACAATCGCCCACACTAACGAGGATGGAGACATCAAATACTGTAAGATGGTAGGACAGCGAGCATCTGTTATTGTTCGCCTCGACCGAGATAAGGACGCGGAAGATGAATACGACCGTAACACTACGAAGCTATACATCGAGAAGAACCGCCCCGCCTCAGTTGAGGGCCCAGCAGGGGAGCTGTTCTTTGACATCAATACCTTCTGCATGGAAGAGATTTGATGATCCCTGCGATGATGTAGCACACTGGTTCAAGGAGGGCCCACTATGACTGAGTATGTTTTTGACATTGAGGCCGACAACCTCCTCGATGACGCTACCAAGATACACGTACTATCATATGCTGTCCCTGATGGGGCGGTAGTATCCACCACAGACTACGATGAGATGCGTAGTTTCTTTCTGGATGCTGACAGGCTGATTGGGCACAACATTGTCCGCTACGACATCCCGTTGGTAGAGAAGCTGCTGGGTGTTAAAGTCAAGGCCGATCTGGTAGACACCTTGGTGTTGTCATGGTACTTGAACTTCAACAGGGTTCGACATGGCCTCGCCCAGTACGGTGACGAGTATGGCGTTCCCAAGCCTGTAGTTGACGACTGGGAAAACCTTAGTGTTGCAGAATACACACACCGTTGCGAGGAAGACGTCAAGATCAACCTCAAACTGTGGCAACAACTAAACAAGAAGCTGAAGCGCCTGTATCACGACGAGGAGAAGGAGGAGCGCATCGTTCGCTACCTATCCTTCAAGATGCAGTGTGCAGCCACTCAGGAGGCCTTAGGATGGCGCTTAGACGTAGTTAAGGCTCAGGCCCACTACGACAAACTAGAAGCACTGAAAGTTGAGAAGGAGGAGGCACTAGCAGACGCGATGCCAAAGCGTATCCTGACACGAAAGATGAACCCACCCGCCAAGATGTATAAAGCGGATGGTGAACTCTCTGTAACAGGCGAGCGGTGGCTCCAAGCACTGGCAGATAACTACCTACCGCCCTCCACTAACCAACCCATTACAGTGCGTACTGGCGAGGAGAAGGGCAACCCTAACAGCAACGATCAGGTAAAGGATTGGTTGTACGACCTTGGATGGAAGCCAAGAACATTCAAGTACATTCGTGGTGAGAACTACGGTGAAGAACGGAAGATACCACAAGTAAGGAAGGACAGCGAACTATGCGAGAGCATACTAGAACTAATAGAGGAGCACCCAGTAGTGGAGCTTCTGGATGGCCTAACAGTCATCACACACAGGTTGTCAGTCTTAAAGGGCTTCCTGACTAGCCATAAGGATGGCGTGCTAAAGGCTGAGATAGCAGGACTTACGAACACCTTCCGCTTCAAGCACATGAAGCCTCTGGTTAACCTACCAGGCGTAGACAAGCCTTGGGGCGAGGAAATCAGGGGTTGTTTAATCGCACCTGAGGGCTACACTTTGTGTGGTTCCGACATGGTGTCCCTTGAAGACACTACCAAGCGCCACTATATGCAACCTATAGACCCAGACTATGTGGCAGAGATGTCACGGGAGGGCTATGATGCACACCTTGACCTTTGTAAGTTTGCTGGGGTAGTTACACAAGAAGACATTGACAAGCACAACACAGGGGAGAAAGACCTTTCAGCACTACGTAAGAAGTACAAGGCAGTCAACTATAGCGCAATTTATGGTGTAGGCGCAGCAAACCTTTCGCGTACAACAGGTATGAAACAGCGAGAGGCTAAGAAACTTATCGAGGCTTACTGGGAGAGAAACTGGTCAGTCAAGAAGGTATCTGAGGAACAAAAGGTAAGGACTATAGGAGATGAAACATGGCTATTGAATCCAGTGTCGGGCTTCTGGCACAACCTACGCTCCGACAAGGATCGTTTTTCTACACTGAACCAATCAACGGGGGTCTTCTGCTTTGATACTTGGATCGCAATCCTTAGCACTGGTGGGCTGTGGCCTATCGGACAATTCCACGACGAGGTCATCCTAGCTGTCCCTAAGGGGCAAGAGGAAGACACAAAGGCACATCTGAAGAGAGCAATCAGCATGGCCAACAACAAGTTTAGACTAAACGTACCACTGGACGTAGATGTTCAGTTTGGTAGTAATTACGCTGAAATCCACTAGGAGAAATACACAATGGCTACTAAGACAACACTTATCGCAATGACTGGCTTCGTTACATACGCAAAGGTCTTCAACGAGAATCTCGACAACAATATGGATTTCCATGAGAAGACAGAGGGTCAGTTTAACATGAACTTCTACCCAGAGACTGAGGAAGACTTCGATGCTTTCTTTGCGGCGGGTGCACCACAATCCACAATGGGTCACGACACAATCAAGATGGGCGATACCTCACTGGGTATGGGGGGTAAGTACATCAAGCTGAAGCGTCCCAACAAGCACCCATCTGGCATCGAGGACTTCGGTGGTGCCCCTAAGGTATTCGACCACACAGAGGGCGAGAGCCTCAAGAAGTGGTCATTCACTGAAGACGGTGAGCTTGGTAACGGCACTAAGGTTGCAGTTAAGGTCTCGATCTACGGTGAGGGCCCACGGGCTTCCATTCGCTTGGAGCGCCTTGCAGTCCTCAACCACGTAGCCTTTGATGGGGTTAAGTCGGACGACGGCGTGGATCGCTTCTGATGCAGGTATCAACTACTATCACATACACTGAAGAAGACGACGGCTTTAACCACGAGATTACATTGCGACAATCTCAGGACGAGTTCTACGCCACCGACTACCTACGACATTTCCGAGAGCTTCTCCTGATTGAGAACATTGGGGTCAATGGTATAGCGGTTGAGTTGCCGTCTGGTGAGGTAGTTTGGGATGATCCCTTCTACAACTAAATAAACAAGGAGAGAGCTATGGAATACCTTTTGGAAATCATCGTTGTTATGCAGTGTGGTGTCACCCTGTGGCTCTCTCACCTAATCAACAACATATCCGAGAACCTAGAGAATACAATGGACGCACACGATAGGCTGTCAGATGCCTTTGTTGCACTACTTGATATACTGGATGAGGAAGACGCACAATGACACAGATCACAGCAACTTACATCGACCACATGGGAGACGACCTTTCAACTGTAAACGCAGCACGGGTCAGCTTTGGTAAGCAGAGTGAGTGGGAGTGGGTAGAAGCAGGGGTCAAAGCCTTTGGTAATGAGAGTGAGTGGGAAGAGCCCTTTGATGGCTGTGATAAGTCACTGTTCAAGCTCTCTGACCGTGACACCAAGCTGATCAAGTACCTAGCCAAGCACAAGCACATCAGCCCCTTCGGTCATGCCTTTGCATCTTTCCACGTCAAAGCCCCTATCTTCGTAGCACGACAACTTGTGAAGCATAAGTTCCTGCGTTGGAACGAGATCAGCCGTCGATACGTTGATGATGAGCCTGAGTTCTATGTGCCTGATGTGTGGCGTGGACGTAGTGCTGACAAGAAGCAAGGCTCTGATGGTACTGTCTACTACAACTATGATAAGTTCATGCACGAAAATAGTGGAGTTAACTTTGGTGTAGATAAAGTATGCCTTGAAGAATACAAAGATATGCTTAAGGCAGGTGTAGCCCCTGAGCAAGCCCGCATGGTCCTACCTCAGTCTACTATGACCGAGTGGTACTGGAGCGGATCACTGGATGCCTTTGCTGACATGTGTCGCCTTCGTTGCAAGGAAGACACACAGTATGAGTCACGTCTTGTAGCCGACCAAATATCTACTATCATGCAAGACCTGTATCCTGTATCATGGGCTGCTCTAATGGACAATTCGTGACGATCCTAATGAACAAATGATTGGAGAAACAAAATGACTAACGAAACAAACTCAGGTTACCGCAACACAGGTTCCCGTAACACAGGTTCCTGTAACACAGGTTCCAACAACTCAGGCAACTCCAACACAGGTTCCTACAACGCAGGTTCCAACAACACAGGTTCCTACAATGCAGGTTCCCGTAACGCAGGCCACTACAACGCAGGTGACCGCAACGCAGGTGACCGCAACGCAGGTGACGGCAACGCAGGTTACCGCAACTCAGGTTCCGACAACACAGGTCACTACAACACAGGTTACCGCAACTCAGGCAACTCCAACACAGGTTCCGACAACACAAGCCACTTTCATGTAGGTTGTTTTAACACAGCCCCTGCTGAGAAAGCTTATTACTTCAATCGCTTGATTGATATAGATGATTGGGACAACGCAGAGAAGCCGAGCTGGATTTACAAAGTTTCACAAACAAAGTGGGTGGGTGAGGGTCAAATGAACTTCTACCAGAAGGCCGACAACCCATCTTACAAAACGACAGGTGGCTACCTTCGTGTGATCGACATGAAGTCAGCGTGGGCAGAGGCTTATGCAGATGCCACACCAGAGGATATTGAGTTGACTAAAACACTACCCGCTTTTGACGCTGGTGTGTTCCTTGAGATCACAGGTGTTGATTTGCGTGACAAATTCGTTGATGCGCCATGTGAGGGCCGTGAAGTAGAGATTGATGGTGTGACATATGTGTTGAAGCATAAAGGATTACGAGGGGATAACTAAATGAATACCTACGATATTGCAGGAATGGTGAAGCACTACTACGAGACAGCAGGAATTGTACCCAAGCCTGAGATGGCTGAAGGTCTGATAGATGAGGAGTATGAGGAGTGGGCTTTTGAGGTTAACTTGAAGTCAGCAGAAGTTCGAAAGCACTTCTTTCAAGACTACTCACCAGCCAATGAGCTAAAGGAACTCTCAGACCTTGTGTACGTTATCTATGGGTATGCTCAAAGTCG